GACTTCCCGCCACCGCCACCCGGCATCATTTCCTGATGCACAACCTGCGACTTCACCCCACGCTCCCGATCCATCATCCCGTCAACCCGCGTGATCGTTTCACGCAGTTTGTCGCGGAGGCCGGGGCCGATGAAGTAGCGTTCTTGGGACATGGAGGGTATTAGCCAAGCCTAAGATTCAGCGTCGTCTTAAAGTCGATCTCTTCAGTCACCTTGTATCGCTTTACGATGACTTTTGGGGTCGCGGTGCTTGACCTTGGCGTCCCGTCGTCATTCAGCGGGATCGGCTGGGCGCACGGCAACTGCGAAGCGCCGCCTGATTCATAGGAGTGAACAAGAATCATGCCGCGAACCTTGCGGTTATTGGTTCCTGGCGCGAGGCTGGGGTCGTCGGGCCAGTCTTTGATTTTGTAGTCCTCGTGCTCAAGCAGCAGGCTGCCAATCTCGTGAATGCCGCCGCCTAGGGCCTCGTCTTTGTTGATGATGTTCAATCCAGTCTGCGGCACGGCGATATCCCATCCGATGTCGGCGGTCTGGTTGTCGCTTTCCCCCAGCCGAAGCCCGGCTATGCGGTTTAGCCGAAACGCAAACTCATAGCTGACAGCCCACCCGCGGTACAAGATGTCGCCGTACTGCTCAACGAACGGCCTAGCTTGAACGCTCCTCAGCATGACCGTCCTTCGCGGGCACGAGAGCGACCCGATGTCTATGACATTTTCGTTTGTTTTGCCGACGTGCATGACGTGCCTCGTCGGGTCAATCAGCTCCTGCTGCTCCACTGTAATCGTAACGACCGGCTCGAGCTTTGTGACGCCGTCGTACATATCGCCGCATGGATTTGCGGCAGGCTCCTCCGGCTCAAAGTCGCCGCCCTCATTAACGACCTCTGCCCAGGAATACGCTGGCACCTCCACCATCGACGATGAAATTGACCAGTTTGCAGGCCGTATCTGAGGATTTGTCGATAGTCGCCCGCCACCACCACCGCCGGAGCCACCGCCCTCGCCCCCCCACGCCACGTCGGCCGTGTAGGTGAACGTGGCGATGAGCACCATCCGGCTCTCGCCTTCGTACTGACCTTGAAAGTCGGTGCAGACGAGATACGTCTCCCTCGGGTGCGGCGACCCAGCTAGCACGTTGCACGCCGCTTGGAGATCGACGTATTCGCCTGGCGAACTGAGCAGAATGCGAAACACGCGGGTCAGCGACGCGCCTACGCCGCCTTCTGACGCCGTAAACTGGAACTGCTGCCCTGGTGTTATTTCGCTTACAAGACGCGGCATGGTGCCTACCCTTCCGTAATGTCAACGCGCAGGCGGGCGCCAGAAGAACCGATCGCTTGGTACGAAGAACCAGCCGACAGCCGCATGATTGCCGGCTCGCCGGCCCGCAGTGTCGCGAACGGGACGAATGAGCCACCTGCGGAGATTCCGATCTGAACCGTCGCTGACGCTGCCGTGGAAATGTTCCGCATGAACGCAACGCCAGCCTGAGACAGGTTTGCCGTCGAGATGCTGACGGCTTCCGCCGAGAGCGTGTAGGTGTCGCTCTTTAGGCCAGAATTGCTCATCGACGCAGTGACGCCGTTGGCCTGGATGTTGCTTGACAGGAAGTCCTTGGAAACATTCAGCGAAATGTTGTACGTGATGTCTGGCATTGCATCTCCTTACTTGAGGTCTACTACGACCCCCATCTTTTGCTCGACCTTAGTCATTACCTCAATGATCTTGATGAGGCTTTGGTTCTGCCTCTCAAGCTGGGCGATGTTGACGTTCCTCGCCGCATCGTCGCCACGAAGCAGTCGCGTCAACTCCCGTGACCCTTCGGCCTGGGAGACGTCGGCGACGTTGAGTGCCGCGCGGGACGGGCCTTGCGCGGCCGCGTTTTGGACGGCGTCGAAGAGTTCGGCGATGGCTGGGGCAAGCCCGCGGGCCGTGGCGCTTGCGGCTTCGCTCGCAGCGATTGTGAGCTGATCTAGGTTGATCGCGCCAGCGTCGAACGCCGCACTTAGGTCGTTGAGCGTTCTCTGGAGAGCCTCGCCTGCTTGCTGCGCTGGCGTGATCGCAGCCTCCATGCCACGGCGCACGGCGTCTTGGTTCTGGTTGAAGTCTTGGTTGCGAACGTCGTTTGCGTCCGCCTGCTGGCGAAGCCGCTGGACGTCGGGCGTCGCCTCTGCGAGCTGCCGCAGGCGGCGGCGGTTGCCTTCAAGCTCGGGCCGCAGGCGATCCTGCTCCTGGGCCTCGACCGGCGTGCGAGGCAGCTTCGCCAGCGTCGCCTCAAGCTCTTGAATGCGGCGGGCGAGGGCGGCCGCTTCCGGGTCGCCGCGGCCAGCGCGGGCCTGCCCCTCAAACTGCCTAATGATTCGCTGCTCTTCGGCAACGATCCTCTGCCGCTCCTGCTCGGTTCGGCGAGCCTCCGCTTCGGCCTCCTGCTGCTGGCGGCGAGCTACCTGCGCCCTCGGATCGTTCGGGCCGAACTCTGCCTCGGCTGCATTCGCCGCCCGCCGCTGCGATACGGCTCGGCTGCTGGCCTCCTGCTCGACGGCGCGGGCGAGGTCGGTGGCCGCCGACTGCAAGGCGTCAAAGAAGGCCCGTGCCTGCTCGGCCGCCTGCTCAAGGATCACCTCGACGGCATTGACTTGCTGAAGCTTGTTGTTGAATTCCTCAAACGAGATCGCACCGCTGGACACGGCGTTCTCAAGTCGCTCAATCTGCTGCCTGAGAATCTGGCTCGCGGCGTCCACCTGTGAAACGCCGTCGATCCCCTGCGTCCTGTCTTGGATGCGGTTTAGGCCGCCGACGATCGACTGGCTGCGTTCGGCCCCAAGCCTGGCCGATGCGTCGGCAAGCCGCGAAATCGTGTTCTCGATGACGGCGAGTTCGCGGGCGAGGCGGCTGACTTCAGCCTCGTCGCCACGGCGAGCCGCCGCGTTGATGTCTCGCTGCACAGTCTCGCGCGGGCCGCCTCGCCCAAGAAGCGCGCGCCGGGCGCCGTCGATGCCACCGCGACCCTGAATGAGAGCGTCGGCGTTCTCTGCGCCGCGCCGCTCGATATCGTCGATCTCGCGGCGCGCGGCGAGGTCGGCGGCGTTGCGTCGCTCGATGAGGCGGCGACGAGTGGCGGCGTTCTGCTCCGTCTCAAGCTGCCGATCAATCTCCGCGATCCGGCCGCGCTGCTGGGCGATCTGCGGGCTATTGGCCTCGATGGCGGCGCGGCGGCGCTCTTCTTGCTGCCGCTGGACGGCGTCGATCTGCTCCCGTTGCTGGCGCTCGTTCCTGAACCGCTCCGGCTCGCCGGCCTCGGCGATTGACTTCGCCAGGTCGCGGTACACGTCGCGGAGTTGCTCGGCGAGTTGCCGCTGACGCTCCAGGGCGGAATTCGTCGAAGAGAGGGCGTCCTTCAGCTCCCGCTGCCGCTTCTCGGCGTCTTCGGTGACGCCACTCCACCTGATGATGGCGGCGACAAGCTGGGCGCCGATGGCGACTGAGATGCCCGTGATGAGGCCGGTCGTGCCGCCGAGCACGAAGCCGAGCTGCGAGATGTTATTGCCGGCAGCGCGGATGCGCTGGTCAAGGCCGCCTGTGACCGAGAAGAAGTCTTCAATGGCGAACGCTGCCTGCTGGACGCCGAGGCTCAAGTTGGCAAAGCCTTGGCGGCCGACGTCGCCAGCGCGAGCGACGGTTCGGCCAAGTGCTGCTGGACTCAAGCCACTGGCTACGGCGGTTGCTCGCGTCGCATCAGCGAGAAGCCGCTGGATTTGCAGGCGCGCTGCCTCAGTGTCAATGGTTCCTCGCCGCATCTGCTCTGAAATCACAGCGCCTAGCCGAGCGATAGCGGCCACGGCTGGGCCGCGGGCTTGCCCAGAAACCCTCGCCAGTTCGCCCTGAAGAATCTGAACCTGCGCCGTGTACCCGCGAAGTTGCTGCGTCTGAAGCGTGCCGATGATTGCGTCGCGACTGCCGAATGAGCGGCGGAAATTCAGCGCCTCGGATGCGCGGCCCGCTTCCCTAGTGAGTTGGAGCAATCGCTGGCGGGCAATGTCGATCGCGACGGCAGACTGGTTCGGCGCGGCGGCAAGCCTGCGGAATTCAGCCTCGGCAGACGCGATCGCTGGGATGAACTGCTGACGGAGGCCGGCAGGAAGTTGGTCGATCTGGCCTTTTACTGAAACGATGCCGGAGCGGAGTGCGTCAAGTTGGCGCTGCGGGTCATTGATGGCCGCACCCAAGTCGAATTGCGGCGGTATCGTTGGCGGCCCAAACGTGCCGGTGGCGTTTCCTGCCGTCGCGGAAGCTGCTGCGGCGTTTCCGGTGATCGTTCTTGCCCGCCCAGCCAGCGTCGTGATTGCCTGGTTGCGTAGCGTGCCTTCTGGGATGCTCGACAAGGCGAGTATGTCGCCGCGCAGCCGCTGAAGCTCGTCTCCGAGGTCTACGCCAGCGAGCGTATTGCCGAGTTTTCTCACAGCCGCGTCGGCGTCTCGTGAGGCGACGGCGAGAAGCTGCATCGGGTCGCTCGGTTCGCCGATTGCGTCAGCGATCCCTGCCAGCTTCGCCTTAAATGAATCAAGGCGGCGGGAGGCGTCAGCGACGTCTACGTTGACCTGAATGGCCGTCTCGGCTGCCGACCGAAGCGCGGCGATCTTCTTCCTGGCCTCGTCAAGATTGCCGCTCGCGGCTGCGTCCAGAGCCTCGACAGCGAGCGGCTGAATCCTTGCGTTCTGAGCATTGGTTAGGCGATCGCGCAACGCAAGGACTCGCTGAAGCTCGTCTTGCATCTGCCTTGCGTTCTGGAAGTCACCAGTGATCCTAAACTCTTCCGCTGCCCTAATCTGAGCGATGGCTTCTTGAATAGTGTCAAGGTCTTTCTTCGCCTTCTCAGCGTCGATGAATAGCTGGTACTTCTGATTCAGCCTTGCGATGGTTCGCTCGAGTACGGCATTGAGCCTTTCGTAGTCCTGCTGCGCGGCCTGCGCCTCAGAGCCTCCGAACGCGCCTTTGACGCGGGCAGCGGCAGCTACGGCCAGCTCAGAGACGCGGTTGATCTGCGCCGTTAGTTGGGCAATCTGCGGATCGGACTCGATGACTCGCTGAGGCAGGGCCACCGCTCGCTGGCCGGCAGTGGCCGCGGCGTTCAGATTCGCCGACAGCCTAGGGTCGCTGAATGCCAGCTCCCGCCCAGTGGGCAGTGCAGAAACCCTCTGCGACGCCTCGGCGAGCTGCCTAATCGAGGCTATGGTCTGATTGACCTGTGCCGTGACAGCGCGAAAGCCGGCCTCGCCGCCATCAGTGGCCGTCTGAACGGTATCCCTGACGCGAATCAGTTCAGCCTGCGTCCGCGACAACGCGCTGCCAAACCCCTGCTGCACTGAAAGCGCCAAGCCGTCGAACTGCTTCGTCGCCGCTCCCAGCGGCGTCGCCAACTGTCTTGCCGCTAGGGCGAGCTGCTCAACCGTCCTAATCTGCTCCTTCAGTTCTGGCGTATTGCCAAGGTTGAAGTCGGCTCGCCTTGACGCCTCCAGCGCCCGCTGGAGCTTCTGAAACGGCGTGAAGATGTTGTCGAACGACTTGCCGGCGTCCCGCGTCGCCTGCTCGATCGCGCGTCGCATCCCCTGTGCATAGGTCTGCGCTTCTTTGCCAGAGCGATTAAACGCCCGCGAAGCGTCAGCGGTATTCACCGTGACGATCGCGGAAATCTTGCCGATGTAACCCCTACCGCTCATTGCTCATCCTTGAGGCTGCTGGAGCTTCATCAGCTCGTTGAGCATTTCCGCCTGCGTCTGCTCCGCCTTCTTGCTCGCCGGAATAAAGACCTTTTCCTCCGGCAACTTCTTGTAGTTGCCGGAGGCCGCCATGATCGTTCTCGCCAACCTCGCCGTCTGCCACCACGGGTCAGGGAGAGGCCACCGCTGGTCGAAGGCAATCCACTCGGACAGCTCCTCGGAATCCAGCGAATCAAGCAACTCCCTAACCGTCTTGCCCAGAGCCAGCGCTAACCTGAAGAGGAAGCGTCGCTCGGGGCGTTTTGCGAACCTTCCCCCAAGGCATCAACTGCCTCCTGAGTGAAGGCGTTGAGTTTCCATGCCGCGTCGAACACGCGATTGATCTCGACACTCGACCGCTCGCCCAGCGCGTCCATATCGGAGTCGGCGAGGATCGGCTTCCCCTCCTCGTCGCAGAGCGTAAGCACGAGGAACCGCAGGCGGAAGTTCTTCATCTTCTCCTGCGAATACGCCTCCTCGAACTGCTCGCGGGCCTTGCCGCTGATGACGCGGAGGTAGTACGTCCCGCCCCAGGCGGGGATGTCGATCGCCTCGACCTTGATGTCGTTGGCGTTCAGAAGCCGCTTACGAAGATCAACTGCCATTTACTTGCTCCTACGCGAAGTCCGTTGGTTTCAGTTTGAATCTCAATCGCAGCAGCTCGCCAACGCGACCCTCTGCTGACGCGGATTCACAAATCACGTTCCTCGTGACAGTTCCGAGAGGCGTGGCAAACACTGCTGCGCCAGCGACTCCGATAAAAGTTTTTGGGTCAGCGAATCCAAATGCTTCGACGTCGATGCTTCCCGTGTCCGTGTATCCACCCGTAGCAACCAGCACCCTGTGGCTCACAGGAGCACCGCCTGGCGTCATATCAACGATCTCGGCTGTCGGCCCCTCGACGGACACTGATGTCACGTCGAAGGTTGTTCCGGCGAAGCTAAATGTCGAGTTGTGCGACAGTGAGAACGGCATTCGGTCAAATCCTCAACCTGAATGACGCCGTGCCGCGGACTACGTCTCCCGTTTGCGCGATAATTGAAGACCCAGTGCAGGTCGCCGCCCCAGACACAGAAATCCGCCCGGTGACAGAAATAGAGCCGGACGTTCCGGCTGGCGGCGCGGTCTGCCCAATAAACTCAACGTCCACCGTCTTGGTGCGATCCTCGCCGCCGCCGCCTTGGCCGGTCGGGTCAGGGAACCAGAGCGGGATATACGGTTCGTAGAAATTGGGGTTCGACGCCAGCGTGGCAGCCGACACTCGCTGCCGTTGCAGCGAGCCGCCACTGCCGCCGCCACTGAACCCGTCGTTGACGGTGATGCTCGTCGCCGTATAGACGGCGCCGCCGAACGAGAAGTAGGTGCCTTGCGACGATACTCCAGCCATCGCTTACGCGACGCGGAAGGTCGCACTCCCGCTGATGAGGGCGCCGACGGAGCCGCCGATCGAGGCCGACGCGATGGTCGCAGAGCCGCTGAACGCCACCGGGCCTGAGATCGACAGGGTGCCTGAGGTGCCAGCCGTGAGCACGTTCGTCGAGATGTAGTCGCAGGTGACTTCGCGGTCGGTGGCGAAGCCGCCGACGAACTCCCGGCGGCCGTTTGGCGCGATGCCGAGGTGCGAGCCGTCGATGAGGTCTTGCGTGTCATTGACCTGAAACGAGGTGACGGTGAGATTGCTGCCACCGAACGAGAACGTCAGTCCCTGTGCTGAAACGCCGGCCATATGTGTTGCGCCTCCTTGCGCCAGTTACTAAGTGGCAGATTCCTGCCACCTAATCTGATACAGTTGCCTCACCTCGTAGGCCGGCGGCAGTTGCGCCCCAGCCACGGTCGGGTCGAGGAAGTCGTCGGTTTCCGACACCAACCTCATATCCTCAATAGTAGCATTTGCGAGTGTGCCGGTGTGGCCGTCGAGGGCCAGCCGCACCTCGTCGCCAAGCTCCCTGACTCCGTCATACGTCAGCGCCCACGACGAAATCTGGAGGCTAACCAGCGGCATGAACATCGGCCCCGACAGCGACGACTCCCGCGTGATATTCGACCGCTTGTAAACGATGAACGGCAGGCTGGCGACGGGCTTCGCCGGCACGGCGATGGGGTAGACCTGAAAGCCCACCAGCCGCACGACGCCAGGCGTGGAGATGAGCTTCAGGTAGACGTGCTTTTCGGGTGAGATGAGCATCAGAGATTCGCCATCCGCCTGGAGATTGCGTTATTGAGTAAGGTCTGCACGACGTTTGCCGACTCGCGGATGGTGTTTTCCATCGGGTGTTGTGCTCGCATGGGGGCGATGGTGTCGCCTGGGCCGAGCGTGATCGGGCCGAAGTCGTGCGGGTAGCCGCTGCCACGCCGCGCCTGCCGCGTCGGCTCGTCCCTACTGCCCATGATGAAGTAATATCCGGCGCCGGAGCGAGCGAACTGCTCGTCGTTCATGGTCTGCGTACGCTTCATCCGGCCGTTGATCTGCTGGTGGACGTTGACGTAGGTGCGACGGCCCTGTGTGCCGGGCCTGCGGCGGCCCGTGCCGAACTCGACCAGCCAGGCGTGATTGCCGCTGCCTTCTTCTGGGTCAGAGCCGCGATTGCCCGACTGCGCCGGCCCCGTGACCGCGACGTAGATGCCGTTGCCGTAGTTCCTCGTCTTTGTTCTGACCGACTTCCGCAGGTTCCCGGTGACGTCGCGAACCTTGTTGATGTAGCCGACTCGGATAGGCTCCGAGGCGTTGCGGACGGCCCGAAGGAAGAAGGCCGACTGATCCTTGCCCAGCGCGTCGGCCGCCTTTTGCAGGCGGGCGGCGAATTCGTTGACTCCAGTAATTTGAACACGCGCGAAGGCGCTGGCCGTCTCGCGGCCGGTGAGGCCGCCGTCCAGAATCCTCGGCACGGTATTCGGCGTGACGATTGCCATTACTGCATCTCTCGCACGAGCATTTCCATCATTGTGCGGTGCTGCCGCTCAGTCACGCTGGCGATCTCAAGGGTTTTGCCTCGCCAGACGATCCGGTGCTGGACCGTCACCGACGCGCGGTAGCGGATGATGACCTTGTGGGTGGCGACGACGTTGGCCTGCTGGGCCTGGAGGATGTCCCGGCTCGACAAGCCTTCGACGTAGGCCCAGACCGTGCCGGCACTCGCCCACGACAGCGTGACCTCGCCCATCGGACTCCGAATCTCCGTCGGAGCCTGGATCGTCACTCGCTCATTGAGCATCCCGGCTTTGATCACGTTACGGTGCCCTCGCCGATGATGACGATCTCGTAAGTCGTGCCTGCCGTGGCAGTGATGAAGTGATTCACGGCCGCCCCGATATTGCTCGTCGCGCCAGTGTTGCTCGGATTTACGACCAAGAAGACGCCGCCGGGCACGACGCCGATCGAGTTGTTCAAGGAAGTGCTCAGTCCTAGCAAGTTCGTGGCGTGCGTGTTTCGCACATACAACGCTTTCACCGCCGTGAACGAAACCGTTACCGCCGCGCCGTCTCTGGTGTCAGGAAGCGACGAGAGCTGAATCGTGTCGTTGCCTGCGCACACGCGGACGGCGCTCCACACCACCTGGGCCTGGTTCGCCGCCGTGCCGTCGGTGAACAGCATGGCGTAGGTGGCCGGCGTGACCCGCATCGCCCGCGACAGATCGCCAGCGGCGGTTTCGTGGGCCACGATGGATACGGCGACTTGGGCATTCAGAGGCATCGGTCAGTTTCCCATGACGTAGATTTCGTATTGCTCGCCCTGCACGCCGCCAATGCGGAGTATGCTGCCGCCCGAAGTCGTCGCGAAGCCGCTCGAGTTCGGGCAGGAAAGCAGGAAGGCGCCGCCCTCGCGGATCGGATAGCCCCTCAAAGTCAGCGAGCCGAGGTTGATCATCGGCGAGAAGTTCCAGCCCACGAAGTCCTGCACGAAGTTGCGGAAGTCGGTGCCGCTCCAGCCAGCCGTCATCGCGATAGCCGACGTTTTCGACAGATTCTTGATGCAGATGAGCTTGACGATCGCGATGCCGCTTGAGAGCAGGTCGATATCGTCGTGGCCGATGGCGCCGAACGTGCGGCGGTCGCTCCAGACCTTCGAGCAGTCGCCGACGTCGAACGAGAACGAGACGGGATGCTCAGTGGAGGCCCGCGTCAGCCCGACCTGCTCGGTGCGGGTGGCCGACACGTTCGCCTGCACCGTCGCCGTCAGGCTCATCGGTAGCCCCCCCAGCCAGAAGCCGCCAG